ATATATGTTGTGTACTGGTCAAATAACTGTTTAGCAGCAGGATCTTGTGATCTAATCTGCTGTTCTGCATCCCCTGTTGCAGCCAGTTTGGCTGCTCAAGTACGCAATCATGTATCGCTCTTCCCTGCGCACATATCTGCTCTCAATGAACCCTGTGAGCTGCTGCTCCACAAAGTTCACTGAAGCATCAATCTGGCTGTGTAGAATTCTCATCTGATCCAAATTACTCACTGTCCACACTTTTATCAGGCACATGTGTAACCTCATGTTTTGCCATGCGCACATGGAACTCATCCATGACTACTTCCAAGCAGCCATCTTCATTTCGATCCCAGGGCTTTTCAAACTGCTTTATCTGTGTACCATCCAGTTTTGTGTACACCCATTTGTTGCCTTCCTTGACCAGTAGCTTCTTCTGCACAAACAAGTCATACAAACCGCTGTATGGATCCATGCCTCTGTCATATGGAATCTTAATTTCCACCTGCTCGAAGGGCTTATTGAAACGAGTTTTCATTATTTTGCACTGTGCTCGGATACCACTCACTTCACCACCTGTGAGTTTGTTGCCCATCTCATCCTCCTTTAGCTTTAGCTTCCTGGTTGCCACAACTATGCTAGATGCAAAAATCTGCCCCTGTCCACCACTAACCACATCATCTGGGTTGAACATGTCCTGTGAAGCGTAAGAGTGATTTGTGCATACTAGCCCCACATCATATTCACCAAACATGTTCACACAGTTACGCACCAACGCACCCAGTGCTCTGGGCTTGCGACCCATATCCCCCTTGAGATCACCAGCCTCAAACTGGTTCACATCAGTGGGCGTCATCAGCATACCCAGACTGTCAATCACAAACAACACTCTGGGTCGTTCAGCTTCGTCCAGTACACCATAACGAGTCTTGTAGTCCTTCATGAAATCTGAGATCAGTTTGGCTACCTCATCAATCATGGCCATGTTCAGTTTGAGCAGCTTTTCGTCACTTGTGTCTACATCCAGTGCATGCAGCCACTTTTCATCCAGTGCGTTCTCTGTATCAATCAGCACCACAAACACATCCTGTTTTTGGGCATTGGCTGTAATGTTACCTGAAGCCAAAAAACTTTTGCCCGAACCACTTTGTCCGGCCAAAATTGACACCTTGCCCAAAGGGATGCCACCGTCACGGAAACGACCACTTATTGCATAATTGAGTGCAAAGTTGCCTGTGCTGATCCACACCTTGGGATCTCGGAAGCCCACACTCAGGCCAGGAATGTTCTTGGTGATGTCTTTCCTAAATTTCGTTAAGTCTATCGCTTTGGTCATGCGACTACCCTCCTGTGAATTAAGTTTTAATTTGTATGGAAAAACCATGTGTGAGTTTGAACCCACACATGGTGATTATGGATTGTTATGCCTTAGCAGCTTGACGCTTGCGGATGGCTGCCAGAATGTCTTCTGGAGAGGTCAGCTTCTTGGGAGCTTCATCAGCTGTGAGAGCAGCCACACGAGTCACAGGCCGCTCAACCTCAAACGGAGGATCCTCATCTGCAGGCGCAGCCTTGGGTGCCTGGATGCTGATATTGCGTGTGGGCAGCTTGACAGGGGCCTTCGCAGTATCTCCACCACGTGATGAATCCTCCCCTTCTGTGCGCAGGTTATATGGCTTATAATACTGTGCATACTTGTCAGCATCATAGGCCTTACCGTCCACAGAATCATGAAACATGTCCATGATGGCCTGCAGATGATCATCATCTGGCTTCTTGGGAAGGAAGTCGTTCAAGTTCCACAGACCATGCTTCTCAATTGCAGCCTGTTCATCGTTCGTGAGTGCACTTTCGCGACGAGCCCATGCGCTCTGACCATAGTCAGCATACTGGCCCTTTGTGCCCTTGACAAGACGGAAATCCAAACCATTTTCATATCCAACTGGTGAGTTCTCAATTTCTTGATCCATGAACACAGTCTTGATGCGATCAAACACTGAAGGGTTGATCACCAGACGACGTATGGGATTTTCAGGAGCATTTGCAGCATCTTCAGCGTTGGGATTCTGACGCACAAAGCCTTGGAACAGGAAGCTCTTCTTCCGCCAGTACTTGCGGGCCATGTCTTCCAGATCCTTACCACCTTTCCACCAAGGACGGATTTCTGCATTCACAGGGCATGAACCAGGCTTCCACATGTCCATGCAAGGAACTTGCACTTCTGTGGGCTTGCTGGAGGAGTCACCCTTGATGCCTGAGAACGGAATTTTGATGATCAGACGCTCTCTCCACCAGTAATCGTTACTAGTATCACCATCAGATAGAAAACGTATGATTGCTGTGGAACTTTCGGGATTGTTCCAAAAAGGATAAGTGGCATTATCTCCGCCACGGTTACCGCCTTGAGTGCGGTCTTTGTTTGCTTGTTGAGCTAGGAGTTTTTCACGGATTTGAGCTAATGTTAGTGCCATTGTATTTGCCTTTCGTTATGAGCCAATGTTTCAAAACAGCTACATGAATTATACCATGTAACTGCTATTAGTATTTAGCATTAGCCCGCAAAAAGCTATCAGTTTAACCGGCTTTTTTTGAGTTTTTCCAAAGTTTTTGTGATTTGATCCAGCACATGTTTGGGATTATGTTTAAACTCATTTTCCCAACCAGTAATATTATCACTCAAGTGTGACAATATTTCTCTTGGGTCTTCACTTTTTGTCACATGGATTGCCTGTTTGATATCAGTGGTATCTGTTTCGTGGACTGCCACAAACTGGTTGAACCATTCCATGAGCTCACGATGTTCTGGCCATTCGTCGTGATTGGATGATGTTGTCATTTCATAATGGTCATACTGTGGTGTTTCGCAAGTTAGTGCTTGCCAGGCTGCTTGCATTTGCTCAGGCACATGCGCATGTTCTAAGGGGTTAGCACGCCACATATCACACATTTCAGTGGCTTCTGGCATGGCTGTTTCATAATGATTAACATCACTTATTTGCTTTAGCCCATTTTTGATTTTTGTTTGCATTTGGTCCATGTGTGGCACCATGTGACTGTCAGTTTGTGTAAGCCAGTTTCTCAAGCGTCTGCACTGTTGTAACACATTAATCATGTGCAATATGGCCTCGCCTTGAGTATCCCATGCTTGACCACCATGGTTGATGTGTTGAGCAAGTGCTTTTGCACCTGCAATGTGTTTGATGGGCATGCGATATCTGCCCCCATCAGGGCCATGAATAAAGATGTCTCTCACCTTGCACCATCTTCTAACAGATTGATCATCCATGAGACGTTCACTATGTCTGATCACAACTTCTGTAACGCCAGTTTTCCATCTGCTAGTCCGGGTGCTTCCGGTCCATGCACTTTCTGCCATATCTTGTTTGACTTGGTACGCAAAATTCTTGGGTTCTATGGTTTTACCAAAAGGCCTTCTGGTAAAGCTGTGGTTGTACAGGTTGTGATTTTTAAGGCTGTGTTCCAGATCATCTATTAGATCATTTGGTGTGCTTTCACTTGTGTTGAAAACCACTTCTGGCATGCTGGGTTTTCCTTTGGTTGAGGCCAAAGTGACCATCATGTTGGCCTTACGACTGAACAACATGTCTGCCTTGGTAGGATCAAATACCCTGGCTCCATCACAATACATGAAAATTACGTGACCCATGCCACTCAATTTATTGAATATTTGCTCTGCCATCCAAGAGTTGGCTTCATTTATTTGGGCTGTGCTCATGTGATCATTCTCAATCTGTGTGTGTTATTTAAACGGATTTGTCACCAACCCAGGCTCACAGGCATGGGTTCCACCAATTGTTCAATGTCCCATAATGAATCGTCTTTCATGTGTTCGGCTGTGAGATCATCCCACTTGCTGATTATCTGACTCATCCTCACAATCAACAATAATGCACTCACCAAATCATCATGTTCTCCACTTTTGGCTGCAAATGAATCACCCTTACTCACATAGTTTTTAAGCTGACTGATCAACAACTTACTGCGTATCTTCATTTTGCTAGTTTCCACCAAACTTTTCAATTTGGTTACTGCCTGAGCCTTGGTTTTCATGTTTGTGTTCAAACCACGTCTGATCTTACTGTGTGCTTGGGACGGCTCATTCATGAGCTGTGCAGGAATCACATCCAAACCCACCTCGTTCAAGAGTTCTGTCACACTTTGTCCATATGAGTTATTTTCAAAGGTCCAGAACAAATCTGGTTCTCCCACATGCTGGGGTATTTTGCGCAATTCTTTATCCATGTACTGGCAGATTTGAATCAACACCTTTAGTTGTGTGGCCACGCTGCTTCTGTTATGCATCCATTCTGCTACTTGCACAAGCTGGGGCAGTCTCCAAACCTGAATAGCTGAATAATCTTGGCCAACACCTGCTGAGGGATCCAAAGTAACCAAATAAATTGAATTAGCTTGGATGGGTTCAAACCACCGGATTTCTTGGGTCTTGAACAAAGGTTCTTGATGAGTGAGAGTGGCCAACACCTTGCTGTCAATTAATGTGGAATCTGCTGTGATAAATTGCAGTTCGTATTCTCTAGCAAACTTTTCATAACCAATCTTGGCACGTTCCTTGGCAGCCCATACTTCGTCTCTGTCAGGGTGCTGGGTCCATACAGCTTTAAATGCCCGGAATCCGTTGGCCCCCACACCATCTGGTCTATCATTACCATATTCATCCAGCACATTGTTGGCCGCATACCATATTTGGGCAAATGTGTCTTCATCACTGTTGGGAGTGGAACACACAATGCATTTACCACCTGTGGCCAATGTGGGACTGATGGCTGTCCAAAACTCTTCTGCAATCTTGTTCTTAACGAATGCTAGCTCGTCGCAGAACAATAAACTGATGCTCTTGCCGCGTCCTGAACTGGCTGTTGTGGTTGTGCTTTCAATCTTGCTACCATTATCAAACACAATCTTTTGCACATTGTATGTGACGCCGCCTGGTCTCAACCAATCCGGCAAGTGTTCATATGCAAATCTCACGCGATCCATTATTTCAGTAGCAGCTTTAAACACATTACCTGCAATCAACACATTAACATCCTCTTGAAAGATTGCAAACCATAACATGTATGCAGCAGCAGTTGTGGTTTTCCCCAACTGGCGAGAGCACATGGCCACCACTTGTCTGTAGTCTGAGTAGGTTCTGATCATGTCCTCTTGAAAGTCAAACAAATCAAATAACAATTTACCCTGTGTGGGATGTGTGATGTATACATAATTTTTAGTGAAGTACACAGGGTCCAATGCGCATTTGAGAAATTCGGATTGTTGATTAGCAGTTAGCGCGATCTTTTGGTGAGGTGCTTTTACAAGCTCATAGCCCGGGCTGTTTAATTTGTTAATACTCATGGGTTAATGCAATCTGAGAATGTCGTCCACACTTGTGTATGTTCGGAATGGAGTGTCGTTGACTCCTAAAAGTATTTCTTTAATAACTGCATGAATATTGTGCTTCCAGTGCAACAGAAATTTGTGCACTCTCTGTAATTCAGGTATTTGATCTTCTGTGCTCCACACAAATTCTTGTAACACATGGCGATAATCTGGTCTATAATAGATTATGTTGAGTGTCACAATAGACTTTCGGGGATGCACAATCATGTTACTTGGGTAGATCCTGCAATTTGATAGTGCTCATGGGGCTATGAGTTCCATCTGTTACTGGATCTTGATTGTGCAATGGGTCATGATCAAAATCATCTCTATCTGTACTAGTCAGAGGACTTATTAAACCTGCTTGATTATCATTTTCCAATATGAATTTATCATATGCTGCCTTCATAACAGTATAATCCACATCTTCCTTCATTTCTTGCTTGAGGGCATTTGAGCCATACTTTGCACTGCTCAACCGCTCAGGCAAGTCAGCCTTACCTGAAAACTTATAGCTCTTGATGTCAAATTCAATTGCATCATCTGCCTCACCATGACCATAATCATATTCAGCTTGTTGTTCCATCACATGTGCGTCATCACATCCACAATCTGACTGTGCAGGCTCATCCATGGTGGTTATTGTGTCCACAACAGGATCAGATGGTGTCATGCCACTCAATTGCAGCAGACGCATGATCTCGAGTGGATAAGCTATAGTCAAGTGCAGTTTACTGCCTTGGTCACTGCTCACAGTCAGTTCATATGTGTTCATGATTTCTCTCCTCTCACAGGCGCAGTAAACATGTCGTATACTACAGTTTCACCTTTAATGTTTTTCTTGACTTTGAAGTATCTTTTTCTGTCATCATCAAAGCCGCCTGTCATGTTCACCAGTGTGGATTCCACAGGTTCTGGTAAATCTTCATACTTGTTTTTGTACACAGGCTTGGGAGTATCATAAGCTTTGTTGAAGTCGTCCATGTCAGGATTCATTTGCGTTGCATGTGCTTCACGCTGAGCCGCAGTTAAAAAGTCATCCTGTGTGAAATAGTCACTTGTGGTTCTGGTGCTGGCCACTTTACTCAAATAATTAAGGAACTTTTTATTGTATGTGTCACCAAATACATCTTTAAGCAATGGTTGTTCTGCATCCAAATAACGGGGATTAGTGCTAAGCAAACTAGCATCAAGGGCATGCCCAGCATCTGCGGCTAGTTTGTCCAGGGTTTGTAATAACTGAATACGTGCAGAATCCACTTCAATAGCTTCGTTGTCTGATCTAACCACCACAAACTTTTCAGGCACATTAAGTATGCTTCGGATTTCCTGTTGCAAAATGTAAGCACTCACAGGCACACCAATAGCAAAGTCCACATAGATAATGTTTGAGTTCTCCATATCTGTAAATTCCAGAGTGTCCAAATCACCATCCACTTTTTGTATTGCGCCTACGCGAATTAATTTGTAGCGATCCAGCAGCCGCTCCAAGTTTTCCATGCGGTCGTCTGTGAGATCCACCACAGTCTTGAGTCTGTAGTGGAATTCACGTTGTGCTTCCATTAACCGTTGTTTAAAAGTTTTCATGTTTGCGTTCCAGTCCATGTTACTTATTTAGTGGGCGTCTGGCTTAAAGCTTTGATCTGACTCAACAGCTGGTTTCTATCCAGCACAGTTACCTGATCTTGATTGATCAGCTCAGGTTTATCAGGTGATGTCCTGTCCATTTTGATACGATCCATTTCCAGCTTCATGAGCTTGAGTTTTTTTTCCATTTTGGAATTACGAGCATCTGATGCAATTTTAAGCATGTTCCCGCTGGCATTGAATATCTCCCCAGCATGCTTGACTTCCACACTCATACCCAAGTCATGTAGTGTTTTTCCGTATTGCATGGCCAATTGAGCTATCTCATCCATTTCTTCGTCATGTAGTTCTGACGGATCCACTTGCTTAAAATTTGTATCCAGGACTTGGGCCTGTTTCAGTAAGCCCTCTGGTGTGATACTATCTTCTAGTGCAGCAATACCAAATGTGTCTTCCAGTTTTCCGAATCTGGTCATGATCTCACTTCTTTTTGGCTTTCTGCGTTACAAAAATATCATCTTCATTTAGGATTCTGAATCCCACACCGTGCTTGGCACACCAGATGCTTGCAGCCTGCCACTTGGCAGTATTCAGTAACACATAGGCCTTGTCTCGCTTGCTTTTGGCAGCTTCCATGAAGGTTTCCTTCTTGGGCTTTACTTCCACCAATTCCACTCGGGTCTTACCAGATGCATCAGAATACTTGATCAAAAAATCAGGCACATACACAGTATGCTTGCCTGTTAGCGGATTTTGATAGGGAATTTGCAAACATTCACTACCCCACTCTAACACGTTGGGATGACTGTCCAAAAAGGACATAACTCTTAATTCCCATGAACTGCGATATTGAATACGCTTGTTACCAACGATTTTTTGTGGATTTTGGGGCACAAATAAGCCCTGTGTGTATTTGCTGCTCATGTCAACCGATATTTAGGTGATTACCTGGTTTGGTTTAAAACCTTAGTGGCTAACATGATGTTATTAAGGTAAATGGGGCGTGGATCACCATCATTCACACCTATCTGGCTGTGTGCTGTTCGGAAAAAATTGATGTTTTCCAGAAGTGCATCACTGGCAACACCTGCCTGAAACAGTGAGTTTGCACCCACACCTTGATCCTTGGCAGTCACCGCTGTGATGGCGCCAAACATTCTGCTCAATGTGGTGGGTACATCTGGTTGTTCCCACAATCCCTTGCTCACATTAAAACTTTGAGGATCTATCTGAAAACTGTTGTCCAGAGGTGAGTTATTCAATGTGTATGCATCTGCCTGTATGCTTCTGCTTACTACTTGACCAGTTTGTGCATCCACAAACTGGCTTGTGCCATTTTGATTTACCACAATTGACTCGCGACCCAAGTTGCCGCTTTGGTCTTTTAAATTTCTTGTGATTAAATCTGTCATCTGAATGAACCCCATCTGCTCAATGTTGTACCACCCAACGCTCTGGCCACTCTGGGCAGAAAGCCTGTTACACCTGATGCTCTGATTGCATTAGATCCCAGGCCAGCCAACACTCCACCCACAAAAGGTATTTGTCTGACACCACCCAATAGTGAGTCCACTGTGCTCTCAATATTATCATTCAGATCCAGCAGGAAAGAGTTCACACCACCAAATGCATCAGAAGGCTCATAATAATCGCCTATGTCTAACCCAAACAGTTGTACTTCTTTTGCACTCACAGGAGCCGCTACTTGAGTATAAACAAAACCTTCATGCTTTATACCCATGTCTATAGTGGCCAACTCACTTATTGCTGATGCGTCCATGGAATCAAACGTGATGCTTTCAATCTTGGGATTATAAAATGTGACTTGTGTGAATTTTTTACCATAAAATGTATATACATCAAGTGTGTCGAAAAAATTGGTATCTCCGTTTGCCCCGCCTTGTGGTGAAAACCCCCAACCGTTACTCACAGGAAATTCCGTTCTGCCCTTGATGACACCAGACTTCCATGTGGTGGCAGCTGATTTAGGTCTGCCATCACCAAAGTACCATTTGTGATAGTCGCGCCACACCCTAAGCACTCTGTCATCCACAGTGTCATGCAAGCTCAAACTTATGTCAGGATAATCAATGCTGGTGTGCACCACTCTTTTGCGATTGTATTGATTGAGAGTTTGCAGCTTGGGGCTGGCCTTTGCACGATCCACTTTGCTGATCTGAAATGCAAAGCCAGACTGCCAAGTCTGAAAGTTCTGCCCTCTGGCACCCACACCTGGGGTAAAGCAGGCATAAAACATGAATTTATGTCGGGGTGTGGCCTGTATGACCCTATTAGCCTTGTTTACAACAGTGGCTCTCTTGTTGTTACGCAACATGAGGGGCAGGCCCCTGTAGTAAACTCTGCTACCTGTTGCTGCGCCAGTAGTGGTGGCCCCACCAGTCAAAGACTGCGTCACATTACCGGTGATAGCCCCCAAAATACTCATGTGGATGTATTACCTTATGCTATAGTAACGCCAGGTCTAAACTGTGGATTCAGTTCCATTAGTCCGTCAGCTAGTGTGGCATTATCATATCTGATTGTCATGTTGATCATGACAGGATCACTGCTGGAATAATCTAGCTGCTGATAATCAACTGACTTGAGGAAACAACCTTCCAGAGTCCATTGCTCAAACACTGTTTCATTACCACCATCCATGATTTCCATGATGGTGGTAAATTTGTAATTGATGCCTGCTGCTGCACTTGTTTGTTCAAAGAAGTTCATCTGCTTTTGTAGTTGGTGGCCCACCAGCTTGCTTACGGAGTTGGTGATGTCGTCTCGAACTTCCAGTTGGGTTTCCTGCCATGTGGCTTTGCCCGAATAATACATCACACTGTTGTATGAGTGCATTGTGCCTTCTTCAAAGTTCACGTTAGGGCGGTTTGCAGTCACCACTTGTTGGGTGAGTTCCAGGCCACCTGCAATGGGTCCGAAATTGATCACACGCACTCTAAAGCGATGTTTGATCTTGGGTTGAAATTGGCCAGTTCGGGTACCGTTGATGGGAACGCCAAACTTACTGAGGGTCTCTACCATAAATTATCTCCACACGAGAAAGTTGTTGTGTGGATATTTATGGTGAACAGATTAAATTTTCCTGGGGGTCACACGTTATGCGTGCCCCACCTGCCCATATGCTAGTTCTGCTATTGTTTCTTGTTGATTGATCAATCCTTGATAAATCACTTGTTGACTGGATTCCAACACTTCTGCTTGATGGTCTTCATGCACCAAACTGACCAAATTACCCAAACATTCACTAAAACATTCAATAGTTACACCAAGTGCATTATTCTTGCCCAGTTTTTTACTATAAAACTCCAGGATCTCCACAGCATAGCGAGTTATTTCCCCACACACATACTGCCTGGCATGTTCTCTTTCTTCGTTTTCTGTTTGATCTAAATCTAATTCATCGGTATCTGAAGGTGATTCCCATTCAGGTTTTACGTCGTCTCGCATGATATCTCTCCTACTTGATTGATGTTAAGTGTAATTTCAATTAAGTCAAACCATAGTAAAACGTGGTGAATTCGTTGTAAATATTTACTTTGGATGGGTTGTCTGTTATCATGCTGTTCTACATGCATGTATTTGACTGCAAGTGCTGTCCTCCTTAGTATAATGCATGATCCCCTTAAAAGTGTTTTATCATGTGTATATTCCAGAAGATTTACGAGCATGCGCATGGACATGGAATGTGGATCAACAACTTCAGTTGATTAAAAAAAGTAATTTGCATAAGTTAGCAGACGTGTACATGTGCGTGACCATGCCCCTCTGGTGGTCCAGCTTGTTTGGTTCAGATTTCCTGGATACGCAATCAAATAATACAACCACATTCAGCCATAAATTAAAGGAATATGTGCACTGTAGATATCCTTGGGTAAAGGAAGTGCAAGTTAGGGACCTGACTGAAAACATATTTGAGGGATCCACTCTCAGTTATCTACACAAAATGAGCATGCAAGAGGACTTTCTGGGCTTATATATTCATGCAAAAGGCATTATACCCCAGTCCAGTCCTAGTGTGGCTAATTGGCGAGAAATCCTAAACCATTACTGTATTACAGAATGGTGCACAAATGTCAAGCTATTGCAACAGTATCAAGTGGTGGCGTTAAATGATGGATTGAGTGTGAATGCACCAGTTGTTAGTGGAAACTTTTTTTGGGCTAGATCAGATTATGTGAGAACGTTACCAGATCCCATACAATCCACACTGTATACACATACACCCAATCTGTGGCCTAAGGGTAATAATTATAGATATGCCTTTGAGTTATGGATTCTGCACAATAACCCACGTGTTAATTATGTGTGTGACACAAAAGTTAATCATTATAGCGAATACTGCTTTCTGGAAGACCTAATAAAGAAGGGATGAGCGGAGATGTTGCCATCTCCGCTCATCAACACCGTGCATGGTATCACTAGCTTACACTGGTAGTGGATCACCAGTGTTCAGGATCCGTACAGGTATATAGATGAATTCCACAGCTTTGACTGGCTTAATTGACTAAGGCTCATATAGGCAAGTAATTATAATTATGCTGAACTCTGCGACATAAATACGCACGACCCGGGAGGCAGATCATGAACGACCTAAAAGACATTCTTAAAATTATTCCTAAAAATAAATGGCTAAACACAGTCAAAAAGCATGCAGTGTGGACGCAATATCTTAAAGGCTTGTACCCGTTTACTACCAAATTAAATGAACAAATCTATTTGTTTGTTCATGAACTGGTGTGTCCCCCAAAATGTAAAGTTATTATGTGTGACAAACAAGTAAATTGGATCACCAACCATTATACTACCACCTGCTCTAGCTCTTGTGCACAACAATTGAGAAAACAATCAGGCGATTTGTCTAGAATTCAGGATAAAATGAAAGCCACCATGATGCACCGTTATGGTGTAACAAATGCAAGTCAGAGTGAACATGTAATAAACAAACGCAATCAAACCATGATGGATAGATATGGTGCATTGGTGACTCCTCATGCAAGAGAAAAAACTAAGTCTAGAGCAACCACTCTAAACTCAAAGGGGAGACAAACCATCAAACAGCGTTATGGGGTAGAAAACGCAAGTCAAATTCCCGGCCACGCTCAGAGAGTTAAAACCACATTACAACAAAATCACGGTGTGAATCATCCCGCCCACATACCATATGTGCAAGAGGATAGATTAACCAAAAGAATAGGAAAATATCAAGATCTTGCCTGTGATGTGGTCACTATAACTGATTGGAGTCCAGCGTCGCAGCAATTGAAAGACTTTTATGAAAATCCCAATCCTAGAATAGAGTTCAAGTGTAACACATGTGATCATGTGGAAGAATTAGCTATGGAAACATTCAGATGGCGCACGCATGAATGTGGCACCCCATGCATCAAATGCAGCGGTCTTAACAAAGGTAGTCTACAAGAACGGCAATTGAGAGAGTATGTAGAGTCTTTAGGAGTCACAACTGTTGCTAATGATAGATCTGTGTTGCATCCTCTTGAGCTGGACATATGGTTACCTGAACACAATTTGGCTATTGAATATTGCGGACTATATTGGCATAGTGAGCTGCATGGCACAAGTAAATTTAGCCACTTGAACAAGATGATACAATGTGCAAACAAAGGCATACGACTGATCACCATATTTGAAGATGAATGGCTACACAAGTCACAAGTTGTGAAAGATAGAATTAAGAACATGCTGGGGTTAAATGATCACAGGGTGGGCGCTAGATTACTTACATGTAGCCCAGTGTTACCATCAGCAGCCAACAAGTTCTGTAGCCAACATCATGTACAAGGTGTGGGAAAAACTGTACATGCATATGGATTATATGAAAATAATGAGCTAGTAAGTGTGATCACATTCAGTGCCTTAACACCTGCCAAAGGCAGTACACCACTAGCACATGTGTGGGAATTGAACAGGTTCTGTACCAAACCTGGTTTGACCATATCAGGTGGTGCTAGCAGAATGTTCACATCATTTGTGAGAGATCTGGATCCAGTTCAGGTTGTCAGCTACAGTGACAGAAGATGGAACACAGGCCAAGTTTATGCACAGTTGGGATTTGATCATGTGCATGATACGGGCCCCAACTATTGGTACATTGACTTTAAATCCCTGACCCGAATTCACCGCTATAATTTACGCAAGACTGGTCAAGATGATGCATCACTAACTGAGTGGCAGAATAGACAAAATCAAGGATGGAATCGAATTTGGGATTGTGGACACAGCAAGTGGATCTGGAACAAATGAGCAGAGTGGCATCAGCCACTCTGCTCAAGTAATCAAAGTTTAAACTGGTAGCGGATCACCAGTATTCAGAATACGCACTGGTATGTATATGAATTCTACCGCTTTGACTGGCTTGACTGCGATATCGATCCACAGTTCATTTCTGTCAATTCTGGGAGGAGTGTTATTAGTTTCATCACACAGTACAGCAAAGTCGTACACAGCTCTGAGTGCAACCAGGTCGCCCATAAAGCTTTCAAATGTACGCTGTACAGCATCACGTGTGTATTGATCATTTGGCTCAAACAAGAATGGTTTAGCCAAATTGTCCAGCTGATAGTTAAGATAATTGATCAAGCGGCTCACGTTCACTCTGTCCATGGCACTTGCAACAGGACTCAAAGTCTTCTGGCCGTAAATTACCAATCCTCTACCAGGAATAAATCTGATTGGATTTATGGCGTTTTCATACAAGACGTCGCTCTGCCCTTGTGTTAATTGTACAGACACATATTCATTTTCACCGTTCAAGTACCCCACGCTGGTTAACACACTCACCAGGCCTCTGTTAAAGCCTGCGGGGGCAAACCATTGGTAACTGACTTGGTCATTGAATGCATATGTGCGCAGTACCGCCACACTGGGTGGTACGAACACTTCATTGCCATCCAGGTTGGTGGCCAGACCCCAAGGATAATACACCCCAGCATATCTGGAGCGGGTAATCAATCCATCTTCGCCATTGGAAGGTGCGTTATTGGAGTTAATAGCCCATGCCTGTATGCTGGTGCCATCAGGTGTCAGTCTGGCAGGTGGATCCACAATCACAAATGCCACATCCTTCTTGTCTGTGTTGAGTGTGACCAGTTCATCAATCAGTTCAGGATATCCGGGTGCGCTCAACAAGTTGAAGAAATTGGCTTCAGCTCTGATTTCTTGGTTGCTCACAATAGCAGATGCCATGGCCTGTACAACCATTCTGCGTTGTGCTTTTCGTCCCATGTATGGGGCCCCTGTGTTGGTCAAACCACTCACAGTGACCCAACGATCACGGTATTGACCTGTGGTCAAGTACTTTGGACGCCATTCCTTAACATTGTTGCTGGAATATCTCATATTGAATACTAATGTACCAAATGCATAAGTGAGTGCACTAGGTGCATCTTCGTCCACATAATCACTCACCAGCATATCTGAAACCAGTTCACTTCCGTCCAGCAGACCAGTGTTGTTGGGTCTAACGTCAGCAAACACAATGCCCTGACTGCTGCTCTGATCGGTATTGTCAATCAATGTCCACAACATATTCAAACTGTCGTAACGGTAGATCTTGGGATAGTTTTCCAAGTCACTTGTGTCAATCCACAAGTCCATGTCAGCCAATGGAGTGAATCCATCTGTTTGGGTGGAGGGCTCTGTTGCACTCAACAGTACACCACCAGGGTTTGTGGCAGGGTACATGTTGCGATAACCCATCCACATTGTGCCATCACTAACCATGATGTCCACTCTAAGATTTTGGTTGAACCAAATAGTTCCAGAGTCTGGTGATGCTATGGGTATAGCTGTACCCTGGGCATACGGAATATCTTGGCCGTTCAAGGTCAGGCTGGATGCCGCTGTCCATGAGGTTCCATTCCATATCTTGACCAAGCATGTGGCAGTGGAAGGCGCAGTCATGTTGCTGTCGTATTGCACATACACACTGCCAATCTGTCGCTGGCTGCTGTAGCCCATGTTTGCACTTGTGTCATCCATGTACAAAGGAGCAGGCTTAGTTTGCCAAGTTCCAGTGCCGGAGTTATAACGCTTCACGTTATAAACTGCACCTCTGTTCCCTGCAACAGTGTTGATCCATATGTTACCACTTGCCACTTGCTCAAGTGTACGAGGCTGTGGTACAGTTTGTGAGTAGCCTTGGTAAATCAAGCTGTTGCCCAGTGTTGCTCCGCATGGAATGCCACTACGTTCTGTGAAGGGGATCACTGGCATTGAATTTACACCATTGCGGATGGTGAAGAATGTACCCAGCTTGTTAATAATTTTGAAGTTTTCCACAGCGCCCACAGTTATCACACTTGCGGTAATATATGGGCTTAATATGCTGCTGGCGTTAATTTGATTACTGAATTCAGTGGCAGTAACACCCCCTGGTGTGGTCACAGTGATGGTGTCTGAATAGCCGCCCACCGTGATTGTGATGGCTGTGTTTTGGGAATAAATTGTGGCAGTCACATCTGATGTGCCAGTTACTTCTCCGTAGAATGTTTGTGATTGTGCAATACCAAGTGCATCAAACAGCCCATATCTTGTATCCACTAACGCAATGTCTGTACCTGCATAGTTAATAATTCTCAGATAGCTGTCTGGACCTTGGCTATAAATGGTGGCCACTGCCTTCATATTATTTGTTGCAAAAAACTCATTTAGTTGCATGGTCAATTCAAGTAATGTGGTAGAATTATTCACAAATGTAGCACTATTACTACCAATTCGGATTTGACTTTGGGCGCCAGATGTAAACACTGGACTACGATTAGTACCCGTTACTACAGTGGGAGTAGCTTCACACCAGCCTGCACCAGGCACTTGTGTATCTTTGCTGCCAATCACAAACCATCTTACTTGTGTGGTGTTGTTGGTGGTGACCACAATCTTTTCATACATCTGTACTTGTGTGACCAGATTGTTACTTCCATCCATGCTCTTGTACGCATTTACTGCCACACTGCCCACTGTACCCAATGTGCTAACAGGCAACACTGTCATAATAGGAGTAGCTGTGAGTCCTAATGCTGTAAGCAACCCAGATGTACTGTCTGTTAGTATTATACCATTCTCAATATCCACATCTGCACTAACCAGTCGCAAGTTGTACACAGTGGCAGCGGTTGTGGCACTGGGCACACCAGTTTCATAACTAACCACTCTTTCTGCGACTTGTGCTCTTAGCACCTTTACAGATGGATTTGTGCTAGTGAGCAACACAGTGTTGATCTTCTGAACAGTGTCCATCAGGCTGTCTCCTGACAGTATGACCACTTCCAAGTTCAAGGTGTTTTTATTGATTATGAGTGATCCCGTCACCCCCAAATTTGCATTAGGATCCAGTATGGGAGTTGCAGTCATACCTTGCACCATCAATTCCAGCTGGCTAGCTGAATCAATTACTATGGGCTTGATGGCTCCCCATGCCAAGCTGCTGTTGATGTTACCATTTGATCTGAACATGCCCCAGCTGCTGTTGCCAGTGTCCAACCAATATGCGCCATTTTTGGGTGTACCAGAAGGTGGTATGGCGGAACTTTCCAGTGCGGCCAAATCCACATCTGCTCTCATCACAAAAGCTCTGTTGGCCAATCCCAGGTACTGGAAGGCTGCATACAGACCCCATTCGTTAAGCTCACTGCCATTCTGGGGAGTTCCAGCCTGGGTGGTGAATATGGGATTACCAAAAGTTTGTATGAGTTCTCTTTGAGAAGTGATACCATACAGCTTGTTGGCGTTCATTTTCACAGTGCCTGGTGCAATAGATGTAGTGTTACCAGGTTGCCCTTTATCTTGAGCAGTAGCTAGCATAATGAAAGGCACGGTGCCCTGTTGGCCCCCTGCATAAAAACTTTCATCTATAATTTGGACTTGAACCCCAGGGCTCACAAGATTTGCCATTTTGACCTCATGCAGATATAACGCTTGTAGCGATATTTAGCATGTGGGTTTAAAAACCAGGGTTTTTAGTCAGTGGTTATCCAGCGGTAATAGATTGGGCCCATTCCAGCACCAGTGTGGTGAGATCTGTTATACTGCCAGTATTTTCTATCACATGGTCAAAGTCCCAGCCCAGCCAATTGGTTTCACTGTAATGCACATCCCGTAATTTACGCATAAAGGGTTTTATAATGTTCTGTTGCCATTCTGGTCTGTTATTCAACCAGAGTGCTTGGGAATACCATGCAGGTAAGGGATCACGCTTGACCCACACACAAATGCCCCCCTGTGCCTTGACCATGCTGAGTTCCTTTTTGAACCTTGTGTCAGTGATCACACAAGTGTTAGTGATGTGCACCAATCGTTTGTGCATGAGATCACACCAGTGATCATCATTAAATTTACGACGGATCAAATCTGAACCAATCTGTGTCATGGCTTTTCTGGGTGTGAACTCATAACCCAACTTTTGACTCCAGAAAGGATCTGGCTGCTCTCGCCATGCTCTGCTTTCTGGTGTGATGCCCTCCAACATATCATACTCCCAATCAAACATCACACTGATAGTTTGTTTGAGAGGATCTGCAAAACTCATGGTGTCCCAACCCAAGTGAGTTTTGAGAATTTGGCCCACAGTGTCTTTTCCATGACCTTTAAATCCACTTATACTGATGATTTGCTTTTTCATGTGTGTATTGTGTGATCACACAACACACTCAGTCAATGTTTAGCCAATCACAATTCCCAGGGGGACCCCATTATCAACAAAATTCAGGATTTCAATTTCCAACTTCTCGATTTCTGCTAAACTTTCAGTTTTTAATGAATCGCCTTTTAGCGTAGCACCGCCCTGGGGACCCACAATTTGACTGAATTTGGAGTAAGCTTGTCCCAGCATCTCTTTGCACAGAGCAAGTGTATAAGATCTCACCCAAGGTTTGGCAAATGGATCTTTCAGTATCATGTCATCAGGCTTGACCTTCATGACCCACAATAACACACTTTCCTCACCCAAGATTTGACGCACAATGGTGAGCTTTTTGCTCACAGTGTTATAGTGATACATGACATCTCTACCAAACATCCTGCCTGCCTGTTCCTGGTACTGGTAAAACAATTCAAAGGTCAACAAACCAGCAGTGTATCCGCCACCTGCTCCGGCTTGCAACAGATACAAGTTTGTGTATGCCAAACTGAAAGGATCAATATATGTGCCGCCTGAACTGCCACCCAATCCTCTTCTGAACACCTGGCGCACATCTGTGATTTCGTCAGGCAGGAAATACTCTGTTTGATAAGGTTGTAGTGCTAGGAATGCATAAGCTTCTTCCACAGCATTAGAGCTACGTTGACGGTATCTGTCCAGAGCAATTCTCATGGCAGTTTGGTAGTCTTCTTCTTCCAATTCTACTTCCACCATGCTGCCGCCCAACATGCGTTTGATGTCACCAATTATCTCGTGTTTGTGACTAATTGTTGCACTCATTTACATCACACCTTCTGTGTTTGATGTATTTACCTATTGTATGACAGTTTCCATTGACTCAATTCATTAACTTTTTGATGGCATCATATTGATCGCATACTCCCACCCAGTTCATGCGCAATAAAAATGCAAATCTGGCTGTACAAAACAACAGCACCAGGAAGCCCCAGCTGAACATCATATACATAATCATGGTGATCATGCTCCACCATACAGTGTTGGTGATCACATAGTTTAGCATGTGCACACAGGTGGTGGTCTTTGCAATACAGTTAATCACAGTCAGTCTAGCATGAAACCATGCCATACATATGGCGCCCACGGTAAAAAACGCATACAACATTAAAATGTACTCCAGGTGCACATGGTCCTGATTTGTTCCTCAAATTGATCAGCCGTGTAAGATCGCATGCTCACAATGGGACTGGCATGCAACATGATCACAAAAGGCATCTCAGGTTCTGCACACCAAATTTGTACACCATAAGCAGCATCGGTGACGCCTCTGCGACTGATAAAAAAATGTTCATATCCCATGGTCCTGAGTTCACTCACAATTTTAAACATATGTCTCACATTTAGTATGGGTGCCCCCAGCCAGTTTGTGCACACCACACGTGACCAGGGCAGGTGAGAATGCTCACATAATTGAGCACATGTGAGATCACTCACATGTGCTGCCTTTTGCGTGGCCCTGTTTGTGGAATTGGATTTGTCATACCACCACATACGAGTGAACTTGTTTGAGAACGATTTACACGCCATTCTGTGCAGTCTGGGCCACGATTTGCTCAATCTGCCATTCTGATTCCAGTACAGGATTCAGGGTATAATTACCAATGCCTTGGTTAAGCTGCTTGACGCTGGTGATCAGGTGTGTATAGTAACTGCTACCAATCTGCCCAAGCCTGGGTCGGCGCACATATATTTTCCCGTTTTTGCTGAGATTGCTCTTAACGTAAAACCCGTTCTGGTGGTAGATACTGCCATCCGCTAGCTTGATTTTGACTTCTCGGCTAGGGCACATACCAGACGGTGTGTGCTTGATTCGATAAAGAGTGGTCATGTGACTTCCATTTTACTGAATGAAACTTTGTAGATGCAATAGGGGTTGTGTGGATTTTGACTTTTCACATATTCCAGAAACTCCTCAGCATCAGACTGTGTGCCCCTCTGGATTTGACTATGATACGAGTAAATCCTCAAGTGCTCCAGATCTTCAGGATTCCAAGGATAGCCCACCACATAGTTGAACAGTGTGTCTGCATTCACAGTGAGTGTGTCGCATTTGTGATCAGTTCTGTGCATCAGGCCACCCCCATCTTGTTCCAGAAGGCCTTGACCACACTGCGGCCGCGATCCTTGCTGAGACCCAGCTTACCGCACACCAGTTCCACCATGCCTGCCTCATCCACGCTCACCTTGTTGACCCGGATCAGGTCACGCACCTGGCTGGCCACAGTGGGTGCACCTTGCGCCAGCTTGGGCTTGCGCTTGATCATGATAACCTTGGTCTCCTTGACCTTGGCGGGCTTCACCTTCGTACCCTTCACAGGTTTGGTCGCCTTGGTAGCCTTCTCAGCCTTAACCTTCACCTTGGCCCTGGCTTCCACAGCCTTAACCTTGGCTTCCACCTTCTTGGCGCGCTCGCGAACGGCTGCCACATCGCCACCCAGGGTGCGAAGCACCTCCTGCAAGGGTTTAACCCAGGTCTTGATGGTCTTGTCAGCCAATGCCTCACGCACACTCTGGGTGTAGTGTTCCACCAGGCGCTTGCGCACCTGTGCCTTGGCACCTTTGATGTCCAGGATCTTGGAGACCTGATCGTGTACATCCTTGAGCTCCACCTTGCCTGCACACACCTGCGCCCGCAAGTTGTCAATCAGGCTGTAGCAGCCCTTGTAGATCTCGTTCATGCGGCTAGCAGAAGTGGTCTCAATCTCCTCAAACAGACCCTGCTGCTTGATGTCCACAACCACTTGGGCATCTCGCACCCTCTCCAGGGCGGTGCGGATACGTATAACAGAGTTGTTGCTGAGTTCAGCACCACGATTCACACAGTACGCAATCTTGCCCAACAGCACGCTGGTTACACCGTCCAGGCTGCCCATGTAAGACACCAGGTCCTCCAGCTTGCGCTGGACCAAAAACTGCTCCAACTCAGTGGTTAGCTCGTCCTCACTCACTTCGTAATGCACCCAGTTGAGCGCCTTGGCGTAGTCACCAGCAAAGCCAGTGGACTGATAGTTAAGGGCTGCAAAATTGGGCTCATTACCCACCATGTCACGTGCTTTCTTTTCCGTAGCAGTAAGCTTTGCCATGTGCAGTTCTCCGTTCCGTTATGAGTGCATTATAACATGGTGTGGGATTTAGTCAACCACTTTTTATGAAACCAACCCACGCCAGCCTGAGATAGGACTGTAACACAGAATGGGCTGAGTGTGTTGATAAATCACACTCTCAAAGCCAGCTTTAACTGTGGCTGCCCGCGCATGGGTAAGATTATCACCCACATACACATCATACCCAAAGTTGGTGAGATGTACACGATACATGGTCTATATCCCTTCTCATCGTCCTATGTGCATAATAGCATGTCCACATAATAAGTCAACAGGTTTTTGCACAAAAAATATCACATGACATCAAGCAGTGCATCCAAGCTTAAATAACACAAAGGAGATCTCTCATGCCCCCATTAATATTCTGGAAAGGACCTGGTGCCAGAGGCAAGGATTATCAGTTCTTTGATAGACAGGCTAGTGAATACATAAGAATTGGGGCTACGGAGATATACTGCCACAAATATCTGGGACCCACATCCACTCTGAACAGCACCCCAGATCCTGACGATAACATTTTGAACATTAGTGATTTGGTCAACTTGGAAATTAGAGACAGAAAGTATGATCCTGATGTTTATAGTTTGAAGGGTCACTACCTAGTGAGTGATTCTGAATTTGATCTCAAACAGTTTGGTCTCTTCCTAAGCTCAGATACCACATTCATAACATTTCATATAAACGACATGGTGGAGATCATGGGCAGAAGACTCATGACAGGAGATGTGCTGGAACTTTTGCATTGGAGAGACACCAACACATTGGACTACAAGCCCATAAACAAGTTCATGGTGGTTCAGGAAGGCAGCAAACCTGCAGAAGGGTTTAGCCCCACATGGTGGGCACATTTATGGAGAGTGAAATGCCAACCTCTCACAGACAGCCAAGAGTATCAGGACATACTGGATCAAGAACTCACAGACAGAGGAGATGGTATTGATCCCAGTTTTACCAAGCCAGATGGCAGTGCAGGTACCCTGGGAGATTTGTTGAGCACATATGACAAACAGATTGAAATTAATGATGCTATTGTGGAAGAAGCCAAACAGGCTGTGCCTTTCCGAAACTTCCAGACTCAACATTTTTATGTGTTACAAAAAGATGAGCTGAGCAGACCCGATGTTTTCAGTACTGATGGTATACCACCCAATTCCAGCAAGCCAGTGCCCACAGGCACCACATTCCCCAGTACTTATCAAGAAGGTGATTGGGTGTTGAGAGTGGACTATGTGCCTCCTGTGTTGTTCTGCAGAACAGCCAAAAGTTGGAAAAAAGTGGAAACCAATTACAGAGCAGATTGGCAGCCAGCTGGCAGAGTGTTGTCCAGCTTCATCAACAACACAGCCACAACCACACTAGCTGACGGCACTGTGCAACCTGTTAAACAGAACTTGCGCGACGCAGTAAAACCAAAATTAGATCCGGACATCACATAATCTCATGGACTATTTCTTCTCAGCCCAAATCAGACAATACAGACTGCAAGTGATCAGAGCATTCAGTAATTTTTCAGTCAGTGTGGGCACAAATGCTGATGGCACGCCCAAATTGAAACGAGTGCCTTGCAGATACGGAGACAGTAGCAGACTGGCAGAAACCATAATCACAGGCAACTCTGAAAACAAGATACCCAGTGCACCCTTCATAAGTGTGTATGTGAACAGCATGGCACTTGCCCCTGAGCGACGAGCTGCTCCCAGTTTGGTGAGCACGGTGAATGTGAATGAACGTGCATATGATGGTGAAAGGTATCTGAGTGTGCCTGGCAACAGATACACTGTGAAAAGATATGCACCTGTGCCTTTCATGATGACTTTTAATGTGGACTTTTGGTGCAGCAACCTGAATCAAAAAGAAGAGTTGTTTGAACAGACCCAAGTGTTGTTTAATGGCATGGTGGACATACAAACCAGTAACAATCCACTAGATTGGACCCTGTTCAGCACCCTGGAACCCACCAACATCACATGGAGTAGCCGCAGTATTCCCATTGGTACAGAAAACCCCATAGATGTCATGACTGTGGAATATCGTGTGCCCATCTGGATCAACCCACCTGCTCAGGTCACATATCAAAAGGCTATTGAACAAATTGTCACACGCATAAATGACAGTTCGCCTGATACAGACCAAAATTGGGAATGGACCGCACAGGACCTGCTCACACAAAAAATCACCACACCTGATGATGCCAACATCAAACTGAGTTTGATAGACGACTACAAATATGAAATATCATTGTGCAACAGCGCATACAGTAACCAAGACACTGCACACAAAAGTACCAAAATAGTGGGCACTCAGCCTGTGCAGCTGACGCCAGGCAGTGAGTTCCAGATCAACAATGTGAGCATATTGATCACCACAACTCAAATAACAGATTTGCAAATAGTCATGACTCAGGCACTCCAGCACACTTCCATCACTGTGCAGTTCAATAATCAAAATTACATGATACTGTACAATCAAACTGGCGGAGACATCACACTCACCAATGTGACAGGCACACCTGTTCAGCAGTTGGGTTTTGTGCCCGCCACATATGAAGGGCACACACTGGCCTGGTGGAGACTGTTGGACCAATATGGGGCCATAAAAGACCATGTGTGTCATGAAGGCATGCACAAACTCATGTTGCTGACATCAGAAGATTTGGATGACAGGAACTCTGATGTCACAGGCACTTTTGCTTTGCATCCCACCAACCAGAACTTATTGATTTGGAGCGTGGATGCCACCACATGGCCAGCAGCCACCCAAGCACAAATTCAAGCCATAATTGATCCTCAACAAACTTGGCCAGGTTCAGGCCTGCCTGATGCTCAAGTGGGTCAACGATATCTGTTGGTGGACTCCATAAGCGAACAAAGTGCAGCATGGGGTCAGGTGCAAGCAAGTGCACATGACATTATTGAGTTCACAGGCACAAGTTGGGTGCGTGTGTGGGATCATGTGGGTGCTCCCACCCAATTTATAAAAAATCAATTCAGCGGTAAATGGTATCGTTTTGAATCAGGTTACTGGCAATTGTGGCCCACCCAAGTGCCCAGAGGCCTGTGGAGACTGAGCTTGTGAATCTAAATACACACATGAGTCTTAAACCTGTTACTCGTATTCCCGTGCATGAGGTGGATGCCATAATTGACCCACACACCAGGTCAGTGATCAGAGCATTACAATCTGCACACATCCCTGTGAGAATAGTGGGCGGTGCAGTGAGAGACTTACTCAGACACTTACCACCCAGAGATGTGGATCTGGTGGCAGATGCAGATCCCACCATGCTGATATATCTGTTTCAAGCACATGGTTGGCAAGTGGATGTGGGTGGTATCATGCATGGCACAGTCAAGGTGGTGTTTGGTACAGGTGATACAGAACAAAAAGTGGATGTGAGCAGCCTGGGTTATCGCATCCAGCGTCATGGACACACTTATAAATTGAAACACACTCATTCTTGGCAAGTGGACAGTGGGTTGAGAGATCTCACCATCAATTCCATGAGCATGAACACACAAGGCCATGTGTATGATTACCAGAACGGATATTCAGATCTTAAAAATCAAGTGGTAAGACTGGGTCCACATGCAGATGACAGTTTGCATGTGGACCCCACTGGTATCATGAGATATTTCAGAGCACTCAGCCAGTTTGCCAAGCCCAAGGTGTTGTACAAAGATTTAGACTATATCCGTGACCATGTGCACTTGTTGGCAAATCATGTGGATGATAAAAAGGTGCACATGAACATGATCAGCATACTCAAGTCACCACACCGATCAAATGCACTCAGGATCATGTGCACCATGAACATGCACAAATATCTGCCTTATGTGCCTTGTGGGGATACCAAATGATTATGGGTGTGTTCTAGTTGACATAAATTGTCCTGACTTGATTTATCGTGATAAATATCACAAACTTGAATGGGGGTATGTGATATGATTGAATGTCAAATTTGTGGACGTAAATTGGGTAACCTGACTGGTAAGCATTTGACCAGTCATAACATGAGTGCAGCAGAATACAAACTGCAATATCCTGGCCATCCAGTCACCATGCCCAGAACGCAAAGTGAAGAGACCAAGGAGAAGCGTGCTGCTAGCATGCGTGGTCGTTCACATAGTGAAGAGACCAAAGCCAAGATTGGTGCAGGCAACAAAGGAAAAACTCGCAGCCAACAGGATATTGATAAGTGGCGAGAAAGTTATTCAGAGTTCTTGATGGAGAATGGCGGCTCTCCCCAGAAAGGATACAAGCGTTCTCAAGAGTTTAAGGATCGCATGAGTGAAATTGCATCAAATAGGGATCCTGAACTAGTTCAACAGAAACTGGAACAAATGTGGGAAGCTAGACGAGGAAGTAAGGCCACAGAGGCGCAGCGTGAGAACTACAGAGATGGTAGACTCAAGTTTATGGTAGATAATCCTCACAAGCTACCTAAACAAATGTTCAATACAGTGCCAGAACAAGAGTTTGCATTAATTCTGGACAAATTGAATATATCTTACGAGCGCAGCTTCCATTTGGGGAACAGAGTGTTTGATTTCAAAGTGGGACACAATATACTTATAGAGATTGATGGTCCGTACCATAGGACTCTGGGATTTTACTTGCCACCAGGATCATCTGATGATGAAAAGGTTGCTAAATTAATGGGCTTCATAGAGAGAGATAGACTCAAGGATAACCTAGCACGGCAAAAGGGATATTTTATATACCGGATACCAGTAGGTCAACATGTTCCTGATAACTGGTTGAACATACTAAATGACCAAGGCTTCTCAGGCTGGTAAAAAGGTAAACCCCAGGAAGGTTACTTCCTGGGGTTCCTTAAATTGCAGGAGTTACTCTCCTACATCTTCAAGATCCTAGAGGAACTTCAGGTTAGCAGTATTAATTGCTATACCAGCCAAGTAATCGGCTGCGTTACCCAAGC